ATAGAGGATGTAAGTATTGGTCTTGTTATCAAATTCATTTAAGAGATTGGTTTGAAGATATGTTATCTTTTAAACCAGCACTTAACAGGAGGGGTTAAGTCCCCTCTTTTTTATGTTGATTTTTTCCTATCTTTGTGATAAAATGGTAGTGTGCCATACGATAACTATGGAAAAAGAAAAACTCAAACTCATTATAAAAAATCTTGAGTCTTTGGTGGAATGCTTAAAGTCTGAAGTTTATTCAGATAAAGAAGCATTTTTAGATTATACCGAAATTACGAATCACATTTCAAAATACGAGGAACTTGACGACGATGATGGATACCCAGACTGAACAAGTTAAATTGATTAGTGTAACTCCAGATGCGGAGAAGCACATGGCATATTGTGCTAGGGTTAGTAATCCTGCAAATCAAGAGAACGAAAAGTTTGCTGGACTGTTAAAGTATTGTATTCAGCATCAGCATTGGAGTATTTTTGAACAGGCAATGATGACTCTGGAAATTAATACTACTCGTGGTATTGCAGCACAGATTCTACGCCATCGCTCATTTACTTTCCAAGAATTTTCTCAGCGTTATGCTGACAGTTCTTTGCTAGGTGACATTCCTGTGCCAGAACTTCGTCGCCAGGATACAAAGAATCGTCAGAACAGTATTGATGATGTAGATCCTTTCACTGTTCAAAAGTATCAGATTCTAATGCAACATCATTTTGGTGAAGCGATGAAACTGTATCAAGATATGCTTGATGCTGGTATTGCTAAAGAGTGTGCTCGTTTTGTTCTTCCTCTTGCAACTCCTACTCGTCTTTATATGACTGGTAGTGTGCGTTCATGGATTCATTATATTGATCTTCGATCTGGACATGGTACTCAAAAAGAGCACATGGAAATTGCCACAACAGCAAAATGTATTTTTTGTTGTCAGTTCCCATCTGTTGCGGAAGCACTTGGATGGGAAAGAAGTGATGGATGCCCAGAATGTGTTGACCAATCAGCGATTACAATTGAGTAATAAATATCTTAATAATAATTGAGGTGAATCGAATTGCCAACATATAGGTTTGAAAATACTGAGACTGGGGAAATCTTTGAGAAGTGGATGTATATGGCAGAAAAAGAACCATATCTCAAAGAAAATCCTCATCTCAAACCACTTACACCTACTCAAATGAATGTAGGTGAAGTTGGAGATTGGCAAAATAAACTAGTCTCCAAAAAACCAGGATGGAATGAAGTTCTACAAAGAGCAGCAAAAATGCCTGGATCCAATGTAAAACCAATCAAATAACTTTATGCCAGCTAGAAGAAGAAAGAACGATTCGCAAAGTGGAATTGGTAGCATGTCCACTAAGCAAATGAAAAGGAAAAAACCAATCAATACAGATTCAATGGTTGATATTCAACCGTTGACTGACAATCAAAGAAAACTTTTTTCAGCATATAAAGAAGGTAAAAATCTTTTTGCTTATGGCGCTGCTGGAACTGGAAAAACATTTGTTGCTCTTTACCTAGCACTCAAAGAAGTTTTGAATGTAATGACTCCTTTTGAGAAGGTTTATGTCGTTCGTTCACTAGTTGCAACAAGAGAGATTGGTTTCCTTCCAGGAGATCATGAAGATAAGTCTTCTCTCTATCAGATCCCATATAAGAACATGGTTAAGTACATGTTCGAAATGCAAGATGATAACGAATTTGAAATGCTCTACGGTGCATTAAAAGCACAGGAAACTATCAAATTCTGGTCAACTTCATTCCTTCGTGGAACTACAATGGATAACTGCATCATCATTGTTGATGAAATGCAGAACTTGAATTTTCACGAACTTGATAGTATAATGACTCGTGTAGGTGAAAATTGTAAGATTGTATTTTGCGGAGACGCATCACAGTCTGACCTTACAAAGACTCATGAAAAGAATGGTATTCTAGATTTCATGAAAATTATCCAAGCGATGGAAAACGATTTCGAATCCATTGAATTTGGAATTGAAGACATTGTTCGTTCTGGACTTGTTAGAAATTATCTCGCTACTAAAATTGCTTAAGGTATGTAATGTTTGTTCATCTTGATTATTTGAAAGAAGAAGTTGATCTTGAATCTACTAATATTGATGGGACTCGTTTTTACAAAGTCCCATCTGGAAAAATGTATCCTTCAATTACTTCTGTAACTAGTTTTTACAATCGACAAGTTTTTGTTGAATGGAGAAAGAGAGTTGGTGAGGAGGAAGCAAATAAGATTACAAGAGCATCAACATCAAGAGGAACAGATTTCCATAATGTGGTTGAACACTATCTTAACAATAAAGATATTAAAGATCTTAAAATTCTTCCCTCTACTAAGTTTTTGTTTCTTTCAGCAAAACCTTATTTGGATCGTATAAATAACATACATGCCTTAGAAAGGTCGTTGTATAGCGACTATTTGGGACTTGCAGGTAGAGTTGATTGTATTGCAGAGTACGACGGAGAACTTGCAGTAATAGACTTTAAGACAGCAACAAAAATCAAACCAGAAAAGTGGATTGAAAATTATTTTGTGCAAGAAACTGCATATGCTTGTATGTATTTTGAAATGACTGATATTCCAGTCAAAAAATTAATTACTATTATGGTTGCTGAAAATGGAGAATGTGTTGTCTATGAAAAACGAAACAAGGGTCACTATATTAAACTTCTTACCGAATACATCAGAGAATTTGTCGATCACAAAGTTGGAGCCTATGGAGAATCAAGTAGATGAACTGATCAAAGAGAAGTTCTTGTGTCAGGCAAAATTTGCACAAGAAATAGAAGCTCTAGTTAAGACTTATGGTTTCAATTATATTGATGCCATTCTTACTTTCTGTGAAGAAAATAAGATTGAAATGGAATCTGTATCTAAACTTATTTCAAAACCTCTTAAAGAGAAGCTCAAGTACGACGCTATTCAACTTAATTTCCTGAAGAAAACTACAAGGGCAAAACTTCCATTATGATTTCTAAAAGTGAACTCATTCATTATAAAATTCAAGCAGCAATGCGTGAAAATTCATTCGATGAAAATGAAATGAAATATCTTGGAGAGCGTTCTGATGGTCATTGGTATCTTGTTGCTGGCAAGTATGAAGTGAATGCAGAACAAATTGAAGAATTTGAGAATGTTTACGATGACACCGATAGAAGTTTATAAAACTTATCTTGCATTTAAAAATCATTTTACCAAGGTAAGTTACAACTACTTTAAATACTCTGGAAAATCAAGAGCATCCGTAGAAGCATATAACAATCGTAAGGATCGTTATTTCTTCGAAAGAATGTCAAGGAAAAAAACAGATGATGAGATTAAAGAATATTTTCTCGCCAATTTCATAGAATGTAATGATCCAGACCGTCTATGGATTGGCGAAATTATTCAAGAAGGGGAAACTAATTATTCTTCTTGGGCAAAAAGACAACAAGGATTATTTTATTTGTTCAAGAGTGAAATTACTGTTTTCATTCATAAAGAAAATTTTCAACAATTGTTTACTATCAAAGGGCAATCACACCCCGACATATTAAAAAAGTATCTTCAAGGTGGATTGTCTATAGAAACAATGGTTATTCTTGATATGATTCTTGATTATGTAAAAGATTTTGATGCGAAATTAAGTGATCCAGTGTGGGAAACCGTCAGTTTAAAAATTAAAAAATATAAACCATTTCTAAATATTGATACCGATAAGTATAAGACAACTTTAAAAGAGCAGGTAATATGAGTAAGTTTTTTCAATCTGAAATGGTAAGGAAGACTGTATTGGAGTTGGAAGAACTTCAGCAGGAACTTGTAATGGAAATGATGATGTTACCAACATTTACTTCAGACCAGAAGAAAGAGCATTTAAATAAACTTAAAAACTTTTTAGAGAAACAAAAAATATTTTTCTTTCGTATTTCTTTGTCTGATGATAAAGATGCCATTGAAATTAAAAATAAAGTTATAGAAGCAGCAAAAATGTTTGGTTATAACGAAGTTGATGGCATGGATAAGTTTTTCGAGAGGTTGGATAGAACGATCAAAAATCTTGAGCAGTCCCTTGACAGGTGACTGCTTTTGTCGTATAATACCTTCGTTGCTTCGACAGCAACATAAACATCCTAACAATCCTAATTAATCCGTATGTCTTTTGCAAATCTCAAAAAGCAATCCCGTTCTGGTTCTCTCACTGATAAACTTATCAAGCAAGTTGAAAAACTGAATGATAAGGGAAACAATGGTGTAGATGAGCGTATCTGGAAACCCTCTGTTGATAAGTCTGGCAATGGTTACGCTGTCATTCGTTTCCTCCCTGAACCAGAGAATTGCGAACTCCCCTGGGCACGAGTCTATACTCACGCTTTCCAAGGTCCTGGTGGTTGGTTGATCGATCAATGTCTTACCACTAAAGATCAGAAGTGTCCCGTTTGTGAGCATAACTCTACTCTTTGGAATAATGGTACCGAAACTGGCAAAGAGCAGGCACGAAAGCAGAAGCGTAAACTCTCTTATTACTCCAACATTTATGTTGTGAATGATCCTGCAAATCCTGAAAATGAGGGTAAGGTTTTTCTTTTCAAATATGGCAAGAAGATCCATGACAAAATCATGGAAGCAATGAAACCTGAGTTTGCTGATGAAGAACCAATCAACCCCTTTGATTTCTGGCAGGGTGCAAACTTCAAACTGAAGATCAAAAAAGTTGCTGGTTATCAGAACTATGATAGCAGTGAGTTTTCTCCTGCTGGTGCTTTGTTTGATGATGATGAGAAACTGGAGCGTATCTATAACTCACTTCATGATTTGAATGAGTTTCTTGATGCTAAAAACTTTAAGTCTTATGATGATCTGAAAAAGCGTCTCGATTACACTCTTGGTGTTCGTGGCGTTCCCAAGACTCAAGATCCAGAAATCGTTGAGGAAGAAGAGCAGTGGGAGCGTGAACGCCGTGGTGAATATGCTGAACCAACTCCTACTCGTTCCGAACCAGTTCTCCCTAATTACAGTTCTTCCTCAGAAGAAACTGAAGAGGATGATGATCTGAGTTATTTCTCTCGACTGGTCAATTCCTGATCAAATCACCCCACCGAAAGGTGGGGTTTTTAAATGCCTGTAGTTCTTGGGTTATATGTTTTCTTCAATATCTGAGTTTCATATTGTGATGACTCATCATACTTCATGATGTTTCTCATATCAGATATAACCACTGGCAAATAAGAACTCTTAAGAACTTTGATTCTCATTTTTTCTTGATTTATTTTTGTCTCGTACTCATAGTTTGATACTGGTCTGCTAATTTGGTTTCCATTTAAACTTACGAGATCACCACTAGAATTTCTATACTTGAATGTATCATTAATTTTTTTCTCCCATACTCCATTTCTATATCTCCAAGTGTCTTCCCCTGGAGGGAATGTATCACCTTCTTCTACTATGTTAATGTTTGGACCATTTGGAGGACTGAAAGTTATAGTTGGTTCGCTAGAATATCCAGTACCCTCATTGGTCACTGTTACGGATTCAATGCTTGAATCAACAACCGTTACATCGACAGCAAAATCTTTTCCTCCGCCGCCAGAGAATAAGGCATATGCTGATTCATAACCTTCACCTGGATCTGTAACTACAACTTCTTTAATCGATTCAAAAAATGGAAGTGCATATGCTTGCTCTTGGAAATTTCCACCATCAATTGATATTACTAACTGTCCTACCGTGTAACCAGATCCAGCGTTGTTTAATGTAATTTCCTCTACTCTTCTTCCAAGAATAACAGAAGCAGTTGCATTTACTTCGACTTCAGAAGTTTGTAGTGGATTTTTAGTTAATTGTACAGTAGCGTTATTTATTTCTACAGAAGCATCACCAATAAATGTAACACTTAATACTCCATAATGGTCCCAACGATCACCACTACTTCCTGGTTGATATAATCTAAAGTATACATTTTCTGCTTGTACTGCAGTACCAGTTAAATCGAAGTCATAATTATCAAGTACACCAGTTCCTGTATTATTCGTTACTGCATCAATAACAATACCAAGATTTGTCCAAGCAGATATATCTGGATTTGGAGCAACTCCAACAGGAGTAATTTGATATTGAATATATAAATCCTCAACTCCATTTACATCTGGAGTTTCTCCACCATTTGTTCCATTGCCCCTGACAGCATAAACACGAACAGTATTAATTGCAGTAGCATTGATTGGTTTGAGAGTCACATACCTTGGACCTGTATAACTACCAGATGCAAATCCTCCAAATCTTAAATGAGTGGAACCAACATTGAATCCACCATCAACACCAACTCCAGTTCCATTGGGAACGATATTAGTTCCTGGACCAAATTGGTAAATTTGTTCCGCATTTGTAGTGTCAAATTTAATACCATCTATAACAACTTCACTTACTTGTCCGTTTATAATTTCTGCAGTTCCAGATTGACCTGCTAGACCACCACCAAAAGTTACTAATGGAGGTAAAGTATATCCACTTCCTGCATTTGTTACTTCAATTCTTTTGACATATCCTTTTTGGGATAGAACTGCAGTTGCATTTCCTCCAGAACCAGGACCTTGGAAAGATACTTGAGGTTCAACTTCATATCCACTACCACTATCAATGAGTTGTATTGATGTAAATACTTTTACATCTCCCAGTACATATCCAGTTGCCTGTCTTCCTTCATAGTGGACGGGCAAAAATGTAGAGGTAG